CCAAAAGGAAAATTTTATGGCACAAGTAATCAACACTAACAGTCTGTCGCTGCTGACCCAGAATAACCTGAACAAATCCCAGTCCGCACTGGGCACCGCTATCGAGCGTCTGTCTTCTGGTCTGCGTATCAACAGCGCGAAAGACGATGCGGCAGGTCAGGCGATTGCTAACCGTTTCACCGCGAACATCAAAGGTCTGACTCAGGCTTCCCGTAACGCTAACGACGGTATCTCCATTGCGCAGACCACTGAAGGCGCGCTGAACGAAATCAACAACAACCTGCAGCGTGTGCGTGAACTGGCGGTTCAGTCTGCTAACAGCACCAACTCCCAGTCTGACCTCGACTCCATCCAGGCTGAAATCACCCAGCGCCTGAACGAAATCGACCGTGTATCCGGCCAGACTCAGTTCAACGGCGTGAAAGTCCTGGCGCAGGACAACACCCTGACCATCCAGGTTGGTGCCAACGACGGTGAAACTATCGATATCGATCTGAAGCAGATCAACTCTCAGACCCTGGGTCTGGACTCACTGAACGTGCAGAAAGCGTATGATGTGAAAGATACAGCAGTAACAACGAAAGCTTATGCCAATAATGGTACTACACTGGATGTATCGGGTCTTGATGATGCAGCTATTAAAGCGGCTACGGGTGGTACGAATGGTACGGCTTCTGTAACCGGTGGTGCGGTTAAATTTGACGCAGATAATAACAAGTACTTTGTTACTATTGGTGGCTTTACTGGTGCTGATGCCGCCAAAAATGGCGATTATGAAGTTAACGTTGCTACTGACGGTACAGTAACCCTTGCGGCTGGCGCAACTAAAACCACAATGCCTGCTGGTGCGACAACTAAAACAGAAGTACAGGAGTTAAAAGATACACCGGCAGTTGTTTCAGCAGATGCTAAAAATGCCTTAATTGCTGGCGGCGTTGACGCTACCGATGCTAATGGCGCTGAGTTGGTCAAAATGTCTTATACCGATAAAAATGGTAAGACAATTGAAGGCGGTTATGCGCTTAAAGCTGGCGATAAGTATTACGCCGCAGATTACGATGAAGCGACAGGAGCAATTAAAGCTAAAACCACAAGTTATACTGCTGCTGACGGCACTACCAAAACAGCGGCTAACCAACTGGGTGGCGTAGACGGTAAAACCGAAGTCGTTACTATCGACGGTAAAACCTACAATGCCAGCAAAGCCGCTGGTCATGATTTCAAAGCACAACCAGAGCTGGCGGAAGCAGCCGCTAAAACCACCGAAAACCCGCTGCAGAAAATTGATGCCGCGCTGGCGCAGGTGGATGCGCTGCGCTCTGATCTGGGTGCGGTACAAAACCGTTTCAACTCTGCTATCACCAACCTGGGCAATACCGTAAACAACCTGTCTGAAGCGCGTAGCCGTATCGAAGATTCCGACTACGCGACCGAAGTTTCCAACATGTCTCGCGCGCAGATTCTGCAGCAGGCCGGTACTTCCGTTCTGGCGCAGGCTAACCAGGTCCCGCAGAACGTGCTGTCTCTGTTACGTTAATTTATTTCGTTTTATTCAGCCCCGTGAATTCGGGGCTTTTTCATTTAGCATAGATGAATATATATTTATGGAATGTATGGCTGTAAATGATATTTCCTACGGGCGAGAGGCTGAAATATGGCCGCGGGATTATTCTATGCTTGCTCGTCGAGTTCAATTTCTACGTTTTAATGATATCCCTGTTCGATTGGTGAGTAATAATGCCCGGATAATCATAGGCTACATTGCGAAGTTTAATCCGAGGGAAAATTTGATTCTGGCTTCGGATAAACCTAAAGGAAATAAGCGTATTGAAGTTAAATTAGAGTCTCTGGCAATTCTTGAAGAATTATCAGGTAATGACGCTTTTAATCTTTCGCTGATGCCGACTGACGAATTTAATCTTCAGCAATATACTCCATCGAGAAGAGATTATTTCTCGATTTGCAATAAGTGCTATAAACAGGGAGTCGGTATCAAAATCTATATGAAGTATGGACAGGTTTTGACTGGCAAAACGACAGGCGTAAATGCGTGTCAGGTTGGTGTGAGGACATCCAATGGCAATCATATGCAAGTTATGTTTGACTGGGTGAGCAGGATCACGTCTTCGGACTACGCTGAATAACGCCTACGGTAATAAAAAATTCCGTGAGAAAATATTGCTCCTGGAGGAACAGAGACCATTCGACAGCGCATAGATAGTTTCGCCGCTGCTCGTGCCACTACGGCCAGGACGCTTAAAGCAGCTGACAGAAAAGAATTGATCATTAAAGCTTCGCAAAGAAGGTCTGCTGAATCTTCGCAAATCTATGGATACCGTAGCCCAACATCCTGGCGTCTCACGGGCAACTGCTTATCTTTATGCTCGACAGTCTGACTGCGAGCTTTGCCCCAGCCAGGCAGGACTCTCAGTGAGTGTTCTATTTTCTTTGACTCTCGTATTCCAATTCTTTCAGGAGTTATTGGTGAGACTTTTGGCGTTTTGCCCTGTCACCCATCGCGCAGCCGCTTTACCCACCGCGTCATTTGACTCCAGTGTCCGTAAGGTTCTCTGCAATCCTCACCAGGCGGCAATGGACGTAAAAAAGCCCGCAGAGCTTGTGCTATACGGGCTTAGTAGACTTTACTGAACTTCAGTACATCAATATTTGGTGGGCTGGCGGAGTCTGAATAATTCACGTAAGTATCTGTTATTAGGTGGCTTTAACCAATTCAACTTTCTTCGGTATACCTAAGCGTATACCAATGGCGATTTGTTGCAGCGCTTCCTGTGATTAAGAGAACCTGTTTTTGGATAGATCACATCAAGAAAAAAACTTTTTTTTAGAAAAACTGTTCATACTGTTCACTGTGCATTTTTATTTATAAAATTCATGATATTACGTGGTGAATGGTTGGTGAACAGTGGACACTTTACTGTTCATTTTACTGGCTCACAGAGGATTACCATACGAATCCTTAAGGACTTGCGGTCATTTTCGCCATTCTCTTGTTCCACTAATGTTAGACATCACATCGTCGAAGTTGAATCTTGGATCTGTATCTGGATTAAATTGGCCATTTTTACTTTCATAAATGAAATTTTGACAATCACAATTGCTGTCACTTTCGCCGCAGTCCATGCATTCAGCATTACAGTAATCTATCATCCTATCAATGGCATCCCAGGGTTCATAATCGTAGTCGAAATGTCCATAACCACTACTGCCATAAATTCTTCCATTTATGAAGTCGTCAATGTCACTAATATTTCTTAACTGGCAGTCGAAAATATTTGATATAGGTCTAAGGACTACCCTCGCATAATCAAATTTGTATAAGGGCATTTCAAAGAAAACCTTACCATTATCAGCTTTAAGACTATGAAAAGATAAATCTCCATATTTTTCTATAAGTTCCTTATATCTTTTTTTATCCAGTTCAACATGCTTGAATGAGTTGTTAATCGCATCCAAAAGAGAAAACTTATTGCTAATGTGCTTACTCCCATCCACTTCATATCGTTTATCAAAGCTTTTAATAAAATCAGTTCTGGTTATTTCAGTTTTCTTTTTTGCAATAAATATCATGTAATCAACAACGTGAGCCAAGATTGCGTTAAATGAAAATACATGATGAAGCTTCAGTTTATTGTTGTTTAGTATTGTGAAAAACTCTTCAGATGCTGGGGTTAAAACATCATCCAAATAAGAAAGGAGATAACTTGCATCTTTTTCATCGGAGCTGCCTGTGTATAGTTCCATTGCGCTTCCTTGATGGTTGAGATTTATCATTAATAACCGCCAGTAAGTTCTATTAATCTGGGTAAATTAACCGTGATAAATGAAGTATAGCGACTTCCTTCATTGCTATGCAATCATACGATTGTTTCATTACATTGAATCAATTCTCACTCAGAACTGTATCTTAAATTGTGCATAATGTCTGGACTGAGAGTGCAAAAAAAAGACCGGCGATTGCCGGTCAGGTCAGGTTATTTCGCTAGGGGGTCATCACATTTCGGCAGCCAGTCGGCGTTGCTTTCCTCTCTTAACGCGAGATTGGTTTGTATGCCCTGATTTTTTCGGCGCTTCTCATAACTTAGCCCGTACTCTTTCAGCATGGCTGGCATCCCCTTACCAAACATGGTGAGGCTGAGAGTATTCCTGTAGCCGTGGGCTTCCATATACGCCAGATAGGCATGATACAGATACAGGCGCGGCTGACGCGGAATGATGTTGGCATTGCCAATATACATGCCCTCAGGCTCCGGCAGTGCCTCCAGATAGCCACAAAAATCAAAGGTCGGGTCAGCGTCGCGCTTGATACTTAGTGCCTCGTCGGAGTTCTGCTGTGACTGGAGCAGGGCACGCGCTGTCATCGGGTCGCTGAACTTCTGCATTAGCTGGCGCACAATCACGGCCAGCTCACGGGCGATTTTGTTCTTGAGCTGCGGGTCGCGTTCATCCGGGGCAATCTGTTCCGGGAAATGCAGAATCACCCGGCGACGGGAAACACCGCCGCTGCGGTCGGTAAATCGCATCGGGTTGTTGTTCACGGCCAGAATCACCGCCGGGATATGGGTGGAGTAAGCATCCTTGTATTTCGGGTCGACCGAGACCGCATCACCGCCGGTGATGGCCTTGAGTCCTGCCCCGTCACCGCTCCATTTCTCCTGGTCAGGCAGACGGATGAGCGAGAAGCCAATCAACGCAGCACGTTCACGTGGTGATTCCAACGTTTCGATGGTAGCCGACGTGGCGTTATCTTCCCCGGCAAGCATGGTCGCAATTTCGGCCAGAATACTTTTACCGCTGCCACCCGGCCCGGTCACTTCGAGAAAGAGCTGCCAGTCGTAACGGTTCGCCAGCACCATAAACAGCGCGGCCAGAATCACGTCGCGTTTTTCCGGTCTGCCACCGGCGGCGCGGTCGAGCCAGCGCCAGAAATCCGGCGCGTGAGTTTCCAGCGTTTCGCCCTCCACCGGCGGGGTAAAATCGACATCGCAAAGCGTGCGCAGCCAGTGCGATTTGTGGTGCGGGCTGAAAGTACCGGTGGCGGTATCGAGTACCCCGTTGCGAAAGCCAATCAGACGCCGTGCCGGGGCGTCCTGCTGCGGAATAATCAGTTTCAGGGTGTCGACCACCGAGGCAATTTTCCCCGACGAGAACGGGGCGCGCAGGCGCTGGAAAAGCCCAGCCACGTCGCGCGCAAAGTCCGACGGCGGAATGATTTTCCATATCCCGGCCTCATAGCGGGACAGGAGCTGGCCGTTCGCATCCACGGCCAGCGCTTCGCCGTAATGCTCATGCACCCGCATTGCCTTTTCACTGGTGCTCATGGCGGTAAATTCCGCTTCGCTCATGGTAGTGAAAGGACTGTCAGCCGGTGGCCGGATGGCGTCATAAATCGCTTTCCGTGTCGCCTCCTCTCCTTTCTGGACAAACGCATCATTCCAGTCACCGAATACCGGCGGCAGGGCAACAACGCCCTCGCAGGCTTCTGCAGCCGCAGCGGCTTTGCTCTGGCCGTCGCCGTTGAGGTCACGGTCGGCGGCGAGAATAATCTGACAGGCCGGGTGCTTTTGCCGGGCAAGGCTCGCCAGAGAAAGGAGGTTCACGGAGGACAGCGCCACCATGACGGTTTCGCCGGTCAGGTGATGCACGGTGAGCGCGGTCACATAGCCCTCCGCTATCCACAGGCGTTTTCCGGCCTGTTTCTGCCCCCCGATGATATGACATGCCCCTTTCACCGCTCCGCCTTTCAGGGTACGTTTGAGACCGTCAGCATTAATAAGCTGAAGGTTAACCAGTGCGCCTGTATCATCATACAGCGGGACAACCACATCACCGGCGCGGAACGTCACGCCGCCGGTTTTATGCATGGCGGTGAGCGTCAGACATTCCAGAGCGGGGAAACCCTTGCGGGTGAGGTAGACGTTACCGGTGGCCGGTCGGGTTTTCTCCATGAGCCTGACGGCCAGTGCGGCCGCCGCTTTGCGGTCGGTCTCCGTTCCGGCTTCTGCGGCCGCAATCATTTCCGGGGCAACCGGTGGCAGGTTGCCGGTGACAGCATTCACCTTTTGGGCGGCCTCTGACGGGGTCACGCCAAATACTTTCTCAACCAGCTTAAGCCCGTCACCTGCGCCGCACTGGTTGCAGAACCATGTGCCTCGCCCCTCTTTATCGTCAAAGCGGAAACGGTCAGAGCCGCCGCATACCGGGCAGGGCTGATGGCGGTTTTTAATGACCTTCACACCCAGCGCCGGGAGAATATTCGGCCAGTGGCCGCACGCCTGTTTTACGGTTTCCGTTACATTCATTTTCATTGTTATTTTCTCCCTCAGTGCAGTACCGGTGCGGTGATATGACGGGCGCAGAGTTCATCCATTACGGCGAGCCCGAGAAATGACAGCGACGGCGCGGCCATGAGTGGTCCGGCTTCCATTAAATCTTCCAGCAGTGCGCAGGCAATCTGACGGCCTTTTTCCTCGCCATGCTGGCGCAGGTAGAAGCCCTCCAGCTCGGCGGCAATGGCGCTTTCGAGTGCATCGAGGGTGAGTTGCGGGTAGCGGTGCTGACGTTCGCACAGGGTCAGCCATGCACAGGCCACGGCGCGACGATACAGCGCGGCGCGTAATACGGGTGGTAATGGTTTTTTCATACGTTGCCCTCCCCGGTCAGCCAGTGCTGATTGCAGCGTTCGACCACGCCGTCGAGCTGGGCGGTCATGAGGTAAATCACGGAGGTGAGCTGTGAATGCTGCGCCGGGTCACGCCTAACGGTCGCGCAGTCCTGCACCTGCATCAGGTCGCCGACGAGCTGACCGACATTGCGCATATGCTCAAGGCATTCGAGGTCACGGGCGGTAATGGTGGTGTGTCTCATGCGCGCACCTCCGCAACTGGCAGACGACCAGCGAACGAGAGGACGTAATCGCGAACGAGGGAAAGCCGTGCGGCATGTTCATCACCGGCAACGGTGCGAAGCATACAGATACGGGGCTTACGGTCTGCGCGACGAACGGCGGCAAACACAAAGACAAACTGCGGGTGTGACGGGGTGAGGGTCGTAGCCATAGGGGCAACCTCCTTGAAGTAGCGGTTATTGCCACCACCGGAGTTCCTACGCTCATGGGTGGTGACCCGAACGGGGGTAGGAATACCGGCCTTCAAGGAAACCGGCCAGCCCGAAGGCTGCCCCGCCCGGACCACCATTATCTGACAGGGGCTAAGGTATAAGCACCACAGCCCGAAAAATGGGTGTGCCTGAGCAACGACATAAAAAAAGACGCATGGCGCGTCTGGTGTCGCCTTGAAGTAACTCGGGTTCCTACGCCCGGCTGCCGATTTTGCGACAGCGGGGAAACTATACCTGGAAACGGCGAAAAGAAGCAAGCCAGAAAAAGGGGCTGTTTGCTGAATGGTCATCATCATGCGTCATAGCCCCGGTTGCGTTCGGCAATGCGGTCAGTCATCCATGCGGTGATTTCAGACTGCGCCCACGCCACGTTTTTTCCGCCTAGGCTGATTTGTTTCGGGAAAGCCTCGCGGCTGATGAGGTCGTAAATGGTTGACCGGGACAGGCCGCACAGATGCATCACCTCAGGCAGGCGGATAAAGCGCTCCTGAACGGCATCAGAGACCGGCATCAGCGGCGCAGCAGGGGCAGAAGACGGGGAAGAAAAAGCAGTGTGCATCGGGCTACCTCACAAAGTCCATACAGTGCCGGTCGTGTCCGTCCGGCTTCGGGTAGCTCTCTATTTTGTGAATATTTTCCCTCAGAGCAACAAGTCATTTTGTAGTGGTACACCACACAACAGAGCAATTTTTGAACAATGGCAAACGCTGGCAAACAGATGCAAATCAATGCATTACATTGCAGTAACTTTAAGTACTTTCACTTATATATTTCTTAACAATTAATCGGAAAAAAGACTAAATCCTACAACCCAGGCAAAAAGCAAAAGGTGAACAGTAGTGAACAGTCGGTGAACAGTTATACCCTCAACTGTTCACCCTTTATCTTGCTGTATTACTTATCTTTTTCTTTTCAGTGAACAGTAGTGAATAGTTATAAGTAAAAAAACAAACGGTGAGTAAGGTTTTCCTGAGACCTTTCTCTGGCCAGCCGGGTTTTAAGGTCTGTTTGTGCCATTTTTGCCACAACGGCAATAAATCGTGTTGTTGTGTCTGGCGCGGCAGAATCTCCTCAGATTGAAACGAAGAGGAGACCCGACATGACTCAGACTGCTGTTATTCCCGACTACCTTAAACCCGCAATGGAACGCCTTGAGACTGCCCGCTCGGCGCATCTCGCCAATGCCAGCCGTATGGATGAAACCACGACGGCCATCAGCCAGGTGCAAACGCAAAAAAAAGAACTGGAGCAGGAAAACGGCAATGATTCCGGCGCATGGCGCGCCGCCTTTCGTGCCGGTGGTGCTGTCATTACCGACGAGCTGAAACAACGCCATCTGGCGCGCGTGGCACGGCGGGAACTGGCGCAGGAATGTGACAGCATGAACGAGGTACTGTCTTTTGAGCTGGACAGGCTCAAAGGAGCCTGTGACCGCACGGCCAGAGCATACCGTCAGGCACATCACGGCGTCCTCAGTCAGTATGCAGAGCATGAACTTGATGCAGCCCTGCGTGAAAGCTGCGGTGCCCTCATCAGAGCAATGAAACTCAACATACTGGTTCTGAATAATCCGCTTGCCAATACCACCGGGCATCAGGGATATACCGAACCGGAAAAGGTTGTGATGCAGCAGGTAAAAGACCGGCTTGAACAGGCCGTAAAGGGCTGCAATATCCGTCTGACCGATGAACCGGTGCTGTTTAAAACAGGGCTGTCGGCCTCCACGCTGCCACATATGGAGCATGACGTTGCGACCACGCCCGGTCAGCGAAAAGTCTGGCAGGAAAAAATACGGGAACGTGAAGCTGACCTGAAAGCACGGGGGCTACTGTCATGATGCGATGCCCTTTCTGCCGCACGGCGGCACACGTTCGCACCAGCCGCTATATGTCTGAGAGCGTCAAAGAGAGTTACCTGCAGTGCCAGAATGTGCACTGCTCGGCGACATTCAAAACGCATGAGTCCATCTTTGAAGTGATACGTTCGCCGGTCGTTGATGAGAAACCCGCGCCGGTGCCGACAGCCCCCGTGGCACCCCGTCGGGTAAAAGGCTGCTACAGCTCGCCGTTCCGCCATTAATCAGGAGAGACAATCCGTGACCACCCTGACCTTACAGCAGGCCTATGACGCCTGTCAGACGAACAAAACCGCGTGGCTGAACCGTAAAGCCGAACTGACCGCCGCAGAGCAGGAATATCAGGAATTATTGCTGGATGACAATGCATCAGGCTCCCGCAGATTACAGACGCTGCGTGACCTGATTGACGTCAAAAAATGGGAGGTCAATCAGGCCGCCGGTCGCTACATCTTCTCGCATGAGGAGGTGCAGCGCATCAGCATCCGTAACCGGCTGCGTGATTTTATGCAGCAGAACGGCGCAGAGCTGACCGCCGCACTGGCACCGGAGCTGATGGGGATTAAAAACCAGCCCGCGATGATAAAAAATCGCGCGCTTGACCGTTCAGTCTCTTTCCTGAGAGAAGCTCTTTCCGTCTGGCTGACCGCTGGAAATGACATTAATTATTCTGCACAGGATAAAGATATTTTAACGGCCATCGGATACAGGCCTGACGCGCCTTCGCGGGATGATAATCGTGAAAAATTCACCCCTGCACAGAACATGATTTACACCCGACGACGCGCCGGACTGGCCGCGCAGTAGCCTGTCAAAAAATCCCCATAAATCCCGCTATTTTTAACCAAATAAGCCATGCATCCATAAGGTGCATGGTTTTGCATGCGTTTTCCCGACCCTGTACTCCCTGCCAGCGCCAGTCGCGGCGCGGCCTGAATCTACCTTTGCTCCTGCATTAAAAGCGGCCCCTTAAGCGGGCAGGCGAGGCGGGGAAAGCATTGCGCGCCGTAAGGTTTAATTACATTAATTTAATTGGAACGATATACTTTCTTTTTTTCATAACAAACCTATTGCACTAACTCTGATATAAAGGCCTATAGTATGAATATTTACTTTAGGCTCTATATGTCATCACATTAAGTTCATATTAATATTGGGCCGCTATGGAACTTATTCGTTCGATGGTTAACCTCAAAGTAGGAGTATAAACGTTTAGGTGTCGGTGAAAATAGCTCTTCATCAGTTATGATGAAAACTGGGATGTTAATGTTTTTCTTTTTGATGTAGTCTATGTTGCGAGATATCCCATCATCATTTTTACTTAAAAGACATGACAGTAAAATAAAATCACAATTTATTTTATTTGCAATAAAGACTAATTCATCGATTTGTTTTTCACTAAATGATTGTTTTGATTTACATTCGCAAAGTCCAAGTTTGTTACCTAATTTCACGCATACATCGATGTCAGATAATAACTTTGAGTCATCATAAATCTCATAGTTCGCTATGTATGGAATACTTGTGCTTTGACTATACAAATAATGTATTAATAATAGTGTTGCTAATTGTCCTTGATCCACTGCGCGGGAAACTAAGTGGTTTATTTTAAAGTGATCTCCAGTGCTTTTATTGGAAGTTGTTATTGGGATGTTGATGCTATTGCCACATTCGTTACAATAATTTATTCGAGAAAAGTCCTCAAGTGCAAACCAAAGTGAAGCAGTACAATGTTCACATGTGAAATTTTTCCCGCGAAGGAGTATCTTATTATTGTACAGTTGTTGCACTTTTAATATTGCATCCTCTTTCTTGGATTCTTTATTTTTTATTTCATTATCAGAGATTTCTGGTAGTATATTTTCAATGGTGAGTATTTTAGAAGGTATAACTACATCGCCAATGTCATTAAGTTTTCCTAAATAAGATGCAATCGTATCTTTGTGAGGGGAGTTTAATAGTTCAGGAAGGTGGCTTTTGATTATACTTTCCGTTCGATTATGTGGGGTTATTTTGTTAATGAAATTATAAATTTTTCTGTCGCATAATAGTTTACAATTATTTAATCCTTTTAGAAGATTTATTACCTGACCTAAAATAAATGTTTTAGGCGTTTCTTTAAGGGTGTAGCCAATTTTACTGAAATGAAAGCGTAA